ATGCGGTCTTTGCCTTTACCTTGCGATACACCGTATGCAAGGTCGGATACTTCCTGCGGAGCACACTCAGTCATCTCGTCCATTGTTACGGATATATTGTTGTGTATGCCCAACCGCATGAACTTTGCGTTCATTGTGTCTGCTTTAAGAGCTGTAAGTGATACCGGATGCCCCCATACGCTGTTCTGCATGTACAGCACGGTAGACTTACCGTCACCAGAGCCTTCCGCGACCAGACTCACAAGCGCACCCTGCTGGCCTGTGTATTTGAAAATCGGCGCACCGAAAGCACATAGTGCTGCAAACGCTTGTGGCTCCAGTCCCTTTTTGCCATAGATACTGAAGATTTTCTTCCACTTCTCAAAGCTCCCCGCCTTCTGCATGTGCTCTACAAAGCTCTCTGTTGAAGGTGATGGCGGCGTGTGGAACGTGCCGTCTGGAGTTATTTCCCTATCCCCAATGATAAATTTGCTGTCATTGTCAGCCCATCCAAACTGTAATCTCATTAGCTCTGCCTTCTTCTTTGTCTGCATCTCGCGGACGGACGCAGTTATGTACCAACTCAATAACTCACTTTTTTGTTTGCTACTGCACAGCACCCCGTGCTCCGCTAGTAGTTTTCTAACCTCTTTAGGCTCTGTTAGCTGAGCGTTAGGTATGATGAACTCAAGCACCCCATCATGCGGAGTGTGCAGTTTAAATACCGCTACATCCTTTTTAATAGGGTCTTTCATGCGTTTCAACACATAGAGATCGTGTTCATAGACCAGCACGGGCTCTTTCTCGTCGTCAGGAGGGTCGTGCCATATGCCACCCGCCTTGCCACGGAAGAACGGAAACGGATACTCAGGTATCTTGTACTTCTCCTCAACACCGTCTTCTTCGATGCTGATGATGTTGTCTACTTCGCTAGCCTTTTCGATCTCACGGCCAAGCACGATAGGACTTTTGATCTTGCCTTTGAATGGGCAACTATCACACCCACCGGGGTTGTTTTCTTCAAACTTCTCGCAAGTATGCGGCCCAAGTATATGTTTTATCTTATGTTCTACATCGTTTGGATCATAGTCTGGATGGTCTGAAGACAGCTTATGAATGGCGTTATCCTTATCCACACAGAACTTTGCGATAGATAGAGCATTGAACCACCTAGGCTCCGCTAAGGTTTCACGATCCTGATAACAATCTAAAAGCTGTTGGCATCCATCTCCCTTGCCACTACGCACCATGATCTTGGAAAACTTGTTGATTGAAGCATCAGCAAACTGCTGTCCTAGCGCAGTTAACTCACGTTTCGGTAGTGTCTCAACTTTATCTTCTACGCCAAGTATTTCACGTAGCTCGTCAAAACCAACTGAGTTAGCTTCTTGTATTACCTTTACTGGCTTAGGTGGATCATCTTTAAAGTTAGATGTACCGGGAACCCTAAGTATGCGAGCTACCTCAAATACCGCAGGGTCTACGTATAAGTCATGCGTAAAGCACAAGTCACGCAGTCTAGTAGCAACGGGCTCCCACTGCTCACGAGTCACTTCTTCAGTCAGCGCCCAGTACACGTGGATACCACGGCCTGAGTTAACAATAATCGGCTCGGGCAGTCCGATTAACTCACGGAACTCCTCAAGAGCTTCCATGCCAGTATCTTGATCCAGATAGCCGTCAGGACGACCAGTCTTGTCGTTTACTTCTGCTTTGTTAGGACCACAGTCTATGTCAAGCCAGAAGGCTTTGAGTGACTGTACGTTGTCTTTCTTTCTGTCTGCATCTGTTTGAAATTTAGCTACCGCGAAGAAAGCATTGCGTTTGTCTGCAACAAACTGTGCTATCTGCTCGTCTAGTTCTTCACGGGTATGTACAAGTTTCTGTACAACGCTTCTCCCTTTGATACCGACAGCGCAGAACCATCCGTCTTTCGGCTGTACTGCGTCTAATAGGTCGAATGTCATCCCTAAATCCCTTGCTGTGTAATTTTATTTGTCAGCGGCTAGTGAGCTTATTATTTCTTTTATCTTATCTACTTCGGCTCGTGGGGCGTTTATCCCACAAAACCAGTTGTAGATTGTTTGCCTTGTGACTCCTAAGTGAACTGCTACATCCGAGACGGGCACATCACGTTCGATGCAAACCCGCCCCAGTTGCACGCCCAGCAAAGTGTCATCGGCTTTTTTATTTAGCTCGATAAGCCTATTGCTGTAGCCATAGCTCATTACTCGTCATCACTCCACGCGCTCACTACATCAGCGAGACTGTTGGTTTCAGGCTTAGGTTCAGCCTTTTTAGCTTGACGCTTCGCTGGCTTCGCTTCTACTACCGCAGGAGCTTCTTCCTCCTCGTCCGGCTCATCAGAATACTCGATTTGAGCACTAGGTGGTAAGGCAGTAACTTGATCTGCCTGCGCTGTGGTGATCCTGATGTACGTATCCGTATCCGGATTCTTTTGCGCCGCAAGGACTAACTCGTACTCCTCATCGGATACCTGACGCACTGGCTTGAAGTTAAGCACATACGTCTGACTTTGGTTATTAGGATCATGAGCGATCTGCGTAACCACGGTATCTGGAGATTCTCCGTTACCTGCAAGGAACTTAGTGTAGCTCTCAAATGGATGCGTATTACCCACGCCTTTACCGAACAATGACTTGGACGGGATCTTGAACTGATACACAGTGCCTTTAGGATCGCCCTCTACCATCACAGCAATGCGACGCTGGAACTTACATGCGCGTCTACCGTTGGCTCCTTTTACATTCTGCGGGCAGGAAGCACACGTGCTTGCCTGTGGGTTACTGCATCCTTCATCAGGCGCATCACCTTTATTAGACCAGCAGTCAGGGAGCGTGGGGTTATCAGGGTCATACTCTGAGCCATAAAACTCACGAGACACCTCTTTGTGAGCACCTACGATAATTACGTTAAGCGCATCACGCACAGGATCACCTGCTTGTTGCCCGCTGATAATGCGAACAAAGTCGCCGTTGTTACGCGCTTGAATACGACGGGTGTTAGACACCGTAGTAGCTGGGGGAAATACGTCGCCCAAAGCGCCCTTACGTGGGGTTGATACTGTTACGCCAGTATTGTTTTCAAAGATTGAGACTTGTTTACTCATTGTGTACCTCTACTTAGAAGTTGGTTTACGTACTTGCACGGTATATTTGCGGTCGGCTTGAAGCCCTGCTGGTAATACATCAGGGTTTTCCTCAAGAAATTGCTTCATGTTGCCGTTGTGGATTCTTTGTTCAAGCAGATGCGGAGCATCATGTTCCTTTATCGTCTTGTACATAGCCTCCCAGTCACTCGTCCAATACCGTGACGTTATACGACGAGTGACCGTGCCTTCTGGGGTTTTAAATCCGTCTTGGCCGTTTTCCTCACATATATCTAGCAAGGCTTGGCCTACGGAATCTAATTGCTCTTTGAGAGCGGCCATTTCTTCTTTGTGCTGGTGTTCTTTTTCGCGTATTGCATCACGAATCTTAATGTACACGGGCACAAGTTTATCGGCTGGTGTTGCCATAATTGTTACCTCTTTGGTTGACTCCATTCACAACTATAGTGTTGTTTTTGACTTTGTCAAGAACTTAATTCTTGACGGTACAGGTCGATGATCTTCTCGTGATTGTTAATATTGTTTTGAAGCATCTTGTACAGTCGTTCTTCTGTTGGACTTCCTTTAACATGCACAACCGTCATAGAGTTCTTTTGCCCGGGACGGTTAATACGTGCATTGGCTTGCAAGTAAGTCTCAACGCTGGTTACTGGTGCATACCAGATGATTGTGTTTGCCGCAGTCAGAGTGAGTCCATGCGACGCGGCTTGCGGTTGTATAATAAGAACACGAGGCGTGGGCTGTTCTTGAAAATTTTGAACAAGATCACTGCGCTTGTTGAGAGAAACTTTGCCGTTAATAACGCCGCACGAATAACCTTTATTCTCCAGATAAGAACGTAGTAACTCAATCGTGTGCGTAAAGGGAATAAAGACAAGCACTTTGTGTGACGACTCATTAATTACTTCCTCGATAACTTTTAGGCGGTTGGATACATCAAACTCGATAACCTCACGGGTATCGGTGTACACACAGCCACCGGATATTTGTAATAGTTTATTGATTGCAGTAGCCGCGTTGACCGCAGTTACTTGCTCACCGTCTGCCTCCATCATTAACTGTTTCTTCAGCGCGGTATAGTATTTCTCTTGTTGTTTGGTCAGCGGTGCGTCTCGCTCTACGTGCGTAACGTCAGGCAAGTCAAGACACTGATCTTTCTCAAATCTGATGGCGGGCTGTAGTAACCTATGAATGTAGTCTTGCGACTTTGGCTTTGGTACCCATTTGAACTGTGACACCTTGTACATCACTGAGTCACGGAACTGGCCGTAATACTTAGGACACTCCTTTGGGTTTACTAGCTTAGCCAGACCGTAGGCATCTAACGGCGACTGCGCGGCGGGCGTGCCTGTCAGCATCCACAACCACTCTGTGTTCTTCATTATGTTGAACAGTATCTTCCAACGGTTGGTCTGCGGGTTCTTATATGCATTGGCTTCATCAACCACGATCATGTCGAAGCCACCAGCCATAATCTCGTCTTTAACTACACCAAGCCCGTCAAAGTTAATGACCACGAACTCGGAGCCAGCTTCAATAATCTTCTTGCGTGTACGCTTGTCGCCGTAAGCAACGGAACAGCTACGGTGCATGGCAAACTTAAACAAGTCCTGCTGCCACGCAGATTTCATA